ATCTTGGCTTTGGCACTTGGCGTTGCAGTGAGCGCATACGTCTCTATGGTGTTGATACTCCAGAGTGCCGCACGCGAGATGCTCAAGAAAAAGCTGCCGGACTCTTGGCAAAGAAGTTTGTCCAAGACGCGCTCCACGTCGGAGGAACCTATAAGCTCCAAACCCGTGAGAAAGGTAAGTTTGGAAGATTCTTGGGAGTAATCTTTATATCAGCTAAAACTTCAATCAACGCTGCCCTAGTTACAGAACACCTAGCAGTTGCGTACCATGGGCAAGGCAAGCAAGACATAAAAGACGCTCATACAGCGAACTATGAAATCCTAAAAGAAAGGGGTTTACTATGACAGCTTGGTCTTACAGCAGCTTAAGTACATTTAAGCAATGCCCTAAGAAATACTACCATTTGAAAGTAGCTAAAGACGTGAAAGACGTAGGTAGCTCCGCAATGTACTACGGGAACGAAGTACATAAAGCAGCGGAAGACTACATAAAAACCAACACCCCGATACCCGCTAAGTTTAATTACATAAAGAAGGTCTTAGACTCGCTAAACAATATAGAAGGAGAAAAGCACTGCGAGATACGCATGGGACTTGCTAAAGATGGTAATTCTTATAAGCCTACTGGGTTCTTTGCCAAAGACGTTTGGTGGCGGGGGATTGCTGACCTTCTAATAGTTAACGGCGAGAAGGCTTTTCTTGTAGACTATAAGACAGGCAAAAACGCCAAGTATGCGGACACCAAGCAGCTTGACATGTTAGCGGGTGCTACCTTCGTGCACTACCCCGAAGTAAAAGTAGTTAAGTCTGCGTTAGCATACGTAGTAAGTAATGAGTTCATACAAAAAAGGCACACTGTAGACATGTACAAGTCTTACTTAAGTGTGTTTGACGACGCGCTAGAAAGACTAGATGTAGCACAAGAAAACGATGTTTGGAATGCTATGGACGGCCCACTATGTGCGTACTGTCCGGTTACTAGCTGTGAACACCATAGGAGAAAATGATGCGCCCTATATACGAAAAGCAAGACGACTTAATGAAAGAAGAAGAAGTGTTTAAAGCGTTTGAGACTTCGCACAACGCTGTGTGTATGAGACTGCCCCAGTTAAGCGTGGTTGATAGGCTGATATGCACCAAGCACAATACGCTCTATGCAGTAGCAGAACTTAAAGTACGTACTAACACACACGATAAATATCCAACTTATATGCTAAGCGCTGCAAAGCACCAAGCAATGCTAAAGTTAGCCTCGGCTTTGAAGGTTCCCGCGTTACTGCTAGTACAGTTCACCGACATTCTTATGGTTGCTAAGATGGAGGACATTTACGAATCAAGCGAAGGTGGACGCACCGACAGAGGGGATGCCCTCGATATAGAAGAGTGCGTGTATATACCCATGGAGAAGTTTAAGCAGGTACACCGAGGAGCCTAGTTATGACTGGTAGCAGAAAACGAGATTACAGAGCCGAGTACGCTAAGTACCAAGGCACCGAGGAGCAGAAAAAGAAACGCGCTCAACGCAACAAAGCTAGGCGTAAAGCAATGCGAGAGGGGAAAGTTTCTAAAGGCGACGGTAAGGATGTAGCTCACGTTAAGGCTATGGACAAAGGCGGTAAGAACTCTGACGGCACTAAAGTAGAGACCGCAAGCCGCAACCGATCCTTTAAGCGGGACGCTAAGGGCAACTTAGTGTCTGAAACCAGCTCGCGTGAGCGCAAGAAAAGGAAGACCTCTACAGCATGAAGATAATAAACAACCGCGCAATGGTGCTTAAGACTAAGCGTCCGCACCTTGTCACAGAACAGCTAAAAAATTACAAGGTAGCAGAGCAAGACGATGGTTATTTCAAGTTAGCTTTACCGTGGAGACTACACGAGGCTCAGGTGTTAAACAGCATTGGAGTTAAAGATGTGCCGTCTCCTATAGGACGCGAGTATGAGTGGTCAGGGCGCTTTGAGCCATTCGAGCACCAAAAGAAAACTTCGTCTTTCTTAACGCTTAACAAAAAAGCTTTTTGTTTTAACGAGCAAGGCACGGGCAAAACTGCTTCTGTAATATGGGCAGCGGACTACTTAATGCAGGAAGGGGTTATCAACCGAGTTCTTGTTATATGTCCTCTGTCTATTATGAAATCTGCATGGCAGGAAGACTTGTTTAAATTTGCTATGCACCGCACTTGTTCCGTAGCGCATGGCACCTCTAACGCGCGTAGGAAGATAATCAACGCAGGGTCAGAGTTTGTCATTATTAACTTTGATGGTGTGGCGGTAGTAAAAGAAGAGATAGAGAAAGGTGGGTTTGATTTAATTGTGGTAGATGAAGCTAGCGCCTACAAGAACTCACAGACAAACCGGTGGAAGATATTGCGAGACATCTGTAAAAACAAAGACTGGCTTTGGATGCTTACAGGTACTCCCGCAGCACAATCTCCAGTAGATGCGTTTGGCTTAGCAAAACTAGTTAGCCCTAAAAATGTACCGCAATACTTTGGGCAGTTCAAAGATAAAGTTATGCAAAAAATTTCTCAATACGTTTGGCGACCGAAACCAGAGGCTAGTGAGATTGTGCACGCTGCTTTACAGCCGGCGATAAGGTTTCGTAAAGACGAGTGCTTAGACCTGCCTAAGGTTACTTTCGTAGATAGAGAAGCGCCACTTACTGCTCAACAAGCCTCGTACTATAAAATACTTAAAAATCGTATGATGATGGAGGCAGACGGAGAACAAGTTACATCTGTCAACGCAGCGACTAACCTTAACAAACTCCTGCAAGTATCAGGAGGAGCAGTCTACTCCGATGACCGTGAGGTTATTGAGTTCGATGTTAGCAACCGACTAAAGGTTATCAGAGAAGTAATAGACGAGTCGTCACACAAAGTACTAGTGTTTGTCCCATTTACGCACACTATCGAGCTACTTAAAGAGTTTTGCGCGAAAAGCAAGATAAGCGCAGAGGTAATCTCAGGCAAGGTATCGGTCAACAAACGAAGTGAGATAATCAAAGACTTTCAGACTACCGACAAAATAAAAGTGCTAATCATCCAACCTATGGCAGCTTCGCACGGGCTTACACTTACAGCGGCTAATACTATTATATGGTACGCCCCAGTAACTAGCGTGGAAACTTACCTACAAGCAAACGCTCGTATTGACCGGCCGGGACAACACAACCCAATGACTGTGGTGCACATTGAGGGCAGCGAAGTAGAGCGAAAGCTATATAAGATGCTGCGTTCTAACATAGATAACCACAACAAGATAATTGATTTGTACAAACAAGAAATAGATGCTTGACACTGTAAACTAAAGTGTCCTAAACTGGCTTTCCTTTCAATTAGGAGGAGCCATGAAGGATTCAGCAGATAAGCTAACCAAAATCTATCTTAAGATGCGGGAAGCAGTCAAAGAGAAAGAAGAAGATATAAAGAAAATAAAAAAGCAGCAAGAGACTGTAGTAGAAAAGCTGCTTGCGCTCTGCGAAGAGCAAGACCTCGATAGTCTAAGAACGCCCTCTGGCACAGTTAGCCGTCGAGTGCAGACTCACTTTTGGACTAGCGACTGGGAAAGAATGCACGACTTCGTAAAGAAGAACGATGCCTTTCACTTACTTGAGAAACGAATCTCTACCAAATCTATGCAAGAGTTTCTTGAGGACAACCCTGATCTTATGCCTGCGGGGCTACAAACAAACCGTAAGTATATTGTTTCTGTATTAAAGCCGCGTAAAAAATGATTCGACTTAAAAATGAAAATGGGTGCTTCATACACCCACGGACCAACTCCCCCCGCGATTCGCTACAAGTAGTGATAGTACGTAGGGGAGAGCTATCTAGGAGTTACTACGACAGTAATGGCTTAGCGTGTTGGTCTACTGGTTGTGCGCGGCCTGATGACAATGTGCCCGATAGTAGGGTGCAAGCTAACCGGTGCATGGACTGCGCTAAAAGTATTAAAAGCGGCGGGTATAACCGGGGCGCGGCGTGTAAGTTTTATACTGTTATTGAAGTATTACTACCTAAAGACAATATAGTTTGCGAAGTACGCATAAGCGCGAGCAGCTTGTTTGCTAAAGAAACTAATAGGCTTGGGTGGTACAAGTACATCGAGTACTTAGAAAAGAACCAAGAAGAAGTAGAGAATATCTTAACCGAATTATATCTCGTCGAGCATTACAACTCGTATAGGATATATTTTAAACCGGTTCGACCTTTAGCCGAGGAAGAACTTGCGAACGTGGAGCAGCAATTAAAAGCGGCTTCGCAACCAACCAATCTTTTTACAGGAAACTCAGAGGAACTATACATGGCTAATCAATTTCACATAATCAAGAACGTTGAAGCTCGCTACCCACGTCTGGATAAGCCTTATCGGTTTGACAACAAGGCAGGGAAGAACGGTAAAAGCGTCCCATGCGACCCCGCCGAAGACGGTGCGCGTTACGAGCTAGACTTTAATCTGTCTGCCGCTCAAGCTAAAGCTCTGTACAAAATCATGCAGGATGCTTACACCAACGCGAAAAGCCGCGACAAGTCTTGGCCCGCTAAACTAGAGATGCCTTTCAAGAAGCAAGACGATGGTAGTTTTGTAGGTAAGACTAGTCTGAAAGCAGCTTATAGTGGCAGCATAACCGAGCCACCTGCTCAGTTTGACGCTCAGAACGAACGCCTTGGCGCTGACTTTATGCTGACTACAGGTAGTACCGTAAGCATAGCAGTCGAGATGATCCCGTTTAAGATGGCTTCTACTGGTGTATCTCTTAGGCTCCGTGGTGTACAGGTGCTTGAGTACATTCCTTACAAACCTGCGTCTCCTTTTGATGCGGTTGACGGCTTCACCGCTGACCAAAGCAAGAGTCTATTTGCCGAGCCTGCGGCCGTTGAAGACGACGATGGTATGTTTGAAGCTGAAGGACAGATTACCAAGCAGCCGGATTTGTTTGAGGACGAAGAAGAGCCGGAAGTTACGGAGCCTGTTAAGCGTAAGAAGAAAAAAGAAGTGGCACCTGCTGAGGACGAAGAGATGTCTGACATCATTGATATATGGGGCGACGAAGACTAATGAGCTATGGCTACACAACAAGGCTTGGTAGCTTAAATAAACTAGCTGACGGCACCATGCTGGGAGTAAAACTAGGTCGCGTGTGCATCCGGAAGGAAGTTCCCGTGGCCCAAGTTGCTTACCAGCTTGGGGTTAGCCGCCAAACTGTTTACAACTGGTTTTCAGGAGTTCACAAGCCCAGTGAAGAACTAACAGATACTATTAAACAACTAATAATAGAGTATAAAAAATGACTGACTTCAACCTCATAGATTATGTAGTCCCTAAAGGCGGCTATTACTGTGTGGTTGGCGCAGGCTCAGGCTTCAAATCAGAGTACACAAAGGACCGAGCAGAAGTAGACATTTTAGTCGAGCAGTTTGTTAAGCAAGGCAAGGATGTTTACTTCATGCTAGGGAAGGTGACAGAAGCCGGAAGCAGAGAAGCAACAAACGTAGAATCTTTACAGTCTATCTGGGTAGACATCGACTGTGGCGAGGGAAAGGCCAACGACATAGACGATGCAACAGGCCAACCTAAGGGTTACGAAACTAAGAAAGAAGCGCAACTCGCGCTAAAAGAGTTTTGTGAAACGGTGGGGCTACCCTTTCCTGTAGTAATAGATTCTGGCGGTGGGATACACGCTTACTGGGCGCTAACTGAAGAAGTGCCAAGGACGCGGTGGCTACCCATCTGCAAACGTTTAAAGCAAGTCTGTGTTACACAAGAGTTTTACGCTGACCAAAAAGTATTTGATGCGTCTCGCATATTAAGAGTGCCGGGGACCTTTAATCAAAAATACGATCCCCCTGCTCCAGTAACTGTTATACGCTCAAACGCTAAACGAATTACACCGGACGACCTAAGAGAAATACTAGGTGTAGATTCTGAAGCAGAAGAAGTAGAACGCGGCGCGGTAGCACTAAGCCCGCTTGAAGAATTAGAGTACTCAAACTACACCAGTGTGTTCAAACGCATAGTTACACGTAGTGACGGGTGCATGCAGCTCCAAGATTGTATCCGGACCCGACAGGATTTAGAAGAACCGCGTTGGTTCGACGCGCTATCAATTGCCAAGTTCTGTAGCGACAGCACGAAGGCGGCGGTCATCCTCTCTGAGGGTCACCCTGATTATTCTTTTGAAGCAACCCAACGTAAGATGCACGGTATTAAAGGCCCGCACTCATGCACAGAGTTTGCTTCCCATAACCCTGACGGGTGCAAAGGTTGCCCACACAAAGGCAAGATAAAGACCCCCATAACGCTAGGGCAAACAGTTAAGAGAGCTAGCAATAGTGTAGGGCCTGTTAAGTATCGCCCTCCTTATTTAAAAGGAGAGAACGGCGGTATCTATGTGCAGGATAAAGAAGGCGAAGCGCACTTTGTGTACGAATATGATTTCTATATAAGCCAACGTATGACTGATCCTAACGACGGCGACGTGGCTATAGGAGTCGTGTACCTTCCCAGAGACGGTAAACGAGAGTTTACTATACAGAATGAACAGTTAGACACCCGTGAGCTTACTAGGGTGCTAGCTAAAAACGGTATCCTATCGGACAAAAAATCTACTCCCCACTTGCATAAGTATGTTATTGACTCCATTAAAGCATTGGGCACAGAAAAGGCGGCGGATAAAATGCGCGTACAATTTGGTTGGGCAGATGGAGACACTTCCTTCATCGTTGGAGAAAGTGAAGTAAAAGTAGACGGTGTATATCACTCGCCGCCTTCAACTGTTACTAACGTATACAGTGACTTCTTACAGCCCCGTGGGTCTTACGAGAAGTGGCAAGAAGTATTTAACATATATAATAGACCGGGTTTAGAAGTGCACGCTTTCGCTGCGCTTAGCGGGTTTGGCTCTACCTTACTTAAGTTTACGGGGCAGAAAGGCGCTATCATAAACCTAGTTCACCCTCATGCAGGTACAGGCAAAACTACAATATTGCGTATGGCTAATAGTATTGCGGGTGACCCCGAGATGTTGTTAGGTACGCCAGACGACACCGCAGTCGGACGGATAAACAAGCTAGGCACGTTGAATAACATAGTCAACACTATGGACGAGCTTACTAACTTAGACGAGACAGAAGTAGGTAAGTTTGCTTACGCTGCTTCGCAAGGCAGGGGCAAAGAGAAAGCCCAGATGCACATAAACGCCAACCGTAAGAACGAGATTACATGGCGTAACATAACCTTATCTTCGAGTAATGCCTCCTTCTACCAGAAGCTAATGAGCTTGAAGAACGCACCTGATGGCGAGCTGATGCGCATCATTGAGTTTACTATTGACTACCAAGGCGTGGATGTAGTTTCTACGGCTGAAGGCAAACAGATGTTTGACCACCAGTTAAGCCAGAACTTTGGGCATGCAATCATACCTTTTGTTCAACACATTATGGCGAACCCCGACCACGCGAAAAGCACGTTGCTTGGGATACAGGCTAAGATAGACAAAGAGTTGAGCTTGACGCAACGGGAAAGAAACTGGTCTGCTATTATAGCTTCTAATATAGCTGCGGGCGTGCTAGCAGTAGAAGCCGGCATCATAGACTTTGGAATGAAACGTATCTTTCAGAAAGTAGCGCCTCAGCTTAAAGTTATGCGTGCAGAGACGGTAGCCCCAGTAAGCGATTGCTTTGCTTTAGTAGGCGAGTTTATTAACGAGCACGTTCCTAATGTTCTGTCTATTGACGCGGAGGCAGACGCTCGTTCAGGTAAAACTAAACGTCCTTACTTAGAGCCACGCGGCGCGCTCTATATACGTGAAGAGCCAGATGCAAAAATAGTGTACATAGCGGTAAGTAAGCTAAGGAAATACTGGGACCATAAGCAAGTGGACTACAACCGCACTATTGCTGAGCTAAAAGCCAAAGGTTGCTGCATAAAAGTACACAACAAAGATATGGGTAAAGGTATGCCTATGACCACAACCCCTACCCGCTGTGTGTGGCTTGATTCATCTCACCCAGAGTTTATTGGGGCAAGGGCAATAGCGAAGGAAGCAGACGATGCTAGTGGAGAAAGTGAGCTACCAGATTAACTGGAAGAAGTTCAAGGCAGGGTGGTCGTTCTTTGTGCCCTGCCTGCACCCCCCCTCCGCACGTAAAGAAATACTTGAGGAAACCAAACGTTTTAAATTTAGAGTGGTTACTAAAGTAACA